TTCGAGTCCCGTTACTCACCCCAGTAAGGAGTAGGGCTGGCGGGGGATAAAACCCCCGCCGCCTACATCCCCGCCTACATCGCTTCGGATCACGCCTCAATCGAGGAGCATCTAATGAGCGGGAAACTTCCTGTACTTGCGGCCCTTGCAGCCTGGCGAGATTACTGGGACCGCGACGAGGGCGGCACCGACGAAGAGGCGATGGCGTTCGCTCTCATCGCTGCTTCCGGGGCGCGCACCCATCTCGTCCTCTCGGGGGCGCCGATGAGTGCCGAGATTGCAGGGGACAACGCAGCGTCGAATGCGGACGTGGCCTCACTGTTGACCGCAGTGTCCGACCCCCAGCGTAAGAATGGGGAATGACCATGGCCCGCATTCTCATCACCGGCTCCCGCACCTGGGACGCACCCGACGTGATCAAACGCGCGCTGTTCGATCACGGACGATTCGGGGACACCCTTGTCTCGGGGGCATGCCCGACCGGAGCCGATGCCGAGGCTGAGCGGTACTGGCAAGGTTTCGGGCCTATCGAGCGCCATCCTGCCGACTGGAATTCCCACGGTAAGCGTGCTGGCTTCGTGAGGAATTCCGAGATGGTCAAGCTCGGCGCTGATCGCTGCCTCGCATTTATCCGCGATGAGTCGAAAGGGGCCAGCATGACGGCCAACCTGGCCGCACGAGCCGGCATTGAGACGATCATCTATCACTACGACGGGCGCATAGAACGTGGCTAGCGTCTCTCCCCGCACTCTCGCGTCTGGTGAGGTGCGTTGGCGCGTGCAGGTGCGCGTCAAGGGGCAGATGAAGCAGACGACGTTCCTGGAGAAGAAGGGCGCCGATCAGTTCGCGGCACTCGTGGATCGTGTCGGGTGGGATGCCGCCGATCAGGTTCGCCAGTCACGCGGCCAACGAGACAACGCGACACCCACCCTGCGCGAATACACCCACCGCTACCTCTCCCCCGAAAGCGGACTGCTCACGGGCGTGGAGAAGGGCACGCGCGAGGGATACGAGGCTGAGGCTGAACGGTCCTGGCTGCAACTCCTCGGTGACATCCCTATCGACCTGATCACGAAACCTGACGTGGGTTCGTGGCTCGCGTGGCAGGAGAAGCAACCTGTCTGGCGTGACCGTCACAAGCCCCGAGCTCAGCAGAAGCATGTGTCGTCGAAGACGATCAAGAACTACCACGCGCTGCTCTCAGCGGTTCTCAAGTCTGCGGTCGACGAGGGGTTCCGCACGGACAACCCCGCGTACAAGATGCGGATGACTCGGGGCGTGAAGCGCGAGAACGTGTTCCTCACGCCGGCCGAGTTCGCCACCCTCCTCCACTTCATCCCGGAACGGTACCGGCGCATGGTGCTGTTCCTCGCCGGCACAGGGCTCAGGTGGGGTGAGATGAGCGCACTGACGTGGGCGGACGTGAACTTGTACGGAAACCCGCCAACGGTTCGTGTGACGAGGGCGTGGAAGAAGGCGAAGGGTGGACCTCTGCTGTCATACCCGAAGTCGTCGAAGTCGCGACGATCCGTGTCCCTGTTCCCGGACCTTGTGGCGATCATGGGCGAACCGGGCGCATCCGACGAATGGGTATTCCCCGCACCCCAGGGTGGACACATGTGGCACGGGGCGTTCTACACGCGCATTTGGCGTGTTGCCGTCATCAAAGCGTCCGATGCTGAGGCGTGCCGGGCTGTGGGCCTCGAGCCGTTGCGCCGCGAACCGACCGTGCACGACATGCGGCACACTCACGCGTCCTGGTTGATTGCTCAGGGCATCCCGCTCCCCTACATTCAGGCGCGCATGGGGCATGAGTCGATTACGACGACGGTGGGTGTGTATGGGCACCTTGTTGCGGATGCGCATGACCAGATGGCGAGTGCGATTGCTCTTACGTTGTCGGGTGTTCAGTCGCCCCTTTCGATCACCCAACACGCCGAACCGTAAAACGTACTTGACACGTCCGCAATTACAGACGCATAATGGTGACATGCACAGCACAAACCACTCGGGCCGGCGGGTAGTGATGATCGCCAGAAGATGCTTAGGGGTCAACGGTGACCCCGCCAACGGCAAGAAGCAGAAACCCCCGCAGTAACGAGACAGTGTCGTCTCCCGTATACGCAGAAGAAGCCCCCGCCACGTTTGGCGGGGGCTTCTCTGGTTTCATGCCGCGTTCCTGTGGTCGCGTTCTCGTGCTCTCTTCTCGGCCTGTTCGCGAACTCGACGCGCTGTCACCGGGTCTGCGCTGATTCCCTCTGCGGATCGTGCGGCGCGGTGTAGGAGCGTGTAGTAGCGGATCTCGCTGATGCCGAGTTGGTGGCGGATTCGTTCGTTTTTGGTGGGTGTGTGGTGGGGGTTGGCTTGTTTGAAGGCGAGGAGTTGTTCTGGCGTCACGGGTTCTATGTTCCTCGCGGGGTCGGACATTGACGGGCGCAGTTCGCGGCCTAGAGTATGGCCTATGAACGCACCCCACTGCGCAGTGCTGCGATGTTCAAACCTTGCTGCAACCAGTTTCCAACTCCGGTCGCCAGGAAGGGTCAGGGAGTGGCCGGTGTGCGAAGAGCATCATCGTCGCCTCGAGGGCGGGGAGGCATGGGCATTTGATGAGCGGGTGCTTCTTCTTCAGGACGACATGCCGACAACCGTTCAGAGTTTGACGATTCATACTGACGATGAGCCTGAGTTCACGGTGACAGTGGAGCATGGACACAACCCAGAAGATGTCGAAACTCTGACGGTGCGCCTGCCACTATGGTCGCGCAGGTTACTGCACGCTTCGCTATCAAGTCGGCTCGAGAACAGCGAGTGACGCGTTCAGCGTTGCCCGTTTGGTGGGCCGGAGTGCACGTCGTCGAGGTGTTTCTTGTGGGCGGCGTACAACCGTTCGCAAGCGTGTGAGAGCGTGTTAGACCAGCCGATCGTTTCCCCTTGCAACGTCACCTTGTAACGGATGACTCCACCAGGCATGCGGCGGATCTCGATGCGTCCGAAGGCTTCGATTTCATGGGGAGCTGTCATTACCCAGGTGCCGGGGGTTGGTTCGTCGGTCCAGAAGATCGGGTGCAAGCCTGCGGTCATGTTCCCATGATGCGCCGAACCAACGACAAAGATGCCCCCACCTAGTCACAGGTGGGGGCATCCTTGCTTGTTCAGTCGGCAACCATGCGGTGTATGTCATCCATCGTGATGAACCTGCCGTACTCAGGTTGCGGTTTGGGTTGCTCAGGATCGGGGATGTCGGGCCGTCCGACGATCTCTACCAGCGTTCCGGGACTGTGCTTCGCGAACCACTCGGCCTGCACTTCTCCCCACACCAGAACGGTCTTCGCGATCACCGGGATGTAGTTCGAGTTCGGGGAACCGTGAACCATCGTCGCAGTGTTGAGGCCGAGCGCGTTTGCCGTCCACACCCATGGGCGCGTGTACGCGTGACGGTCAAAGTCACTCAGCACCATTCCAACGCCGCTGGAGCTAGTGAGCGCCTCCGCGACCAGCGCGTACCTGATCGCTTGAGCAAGGAACAGATACTCGCCGTAGATGCGGCTCCGGGACAACCCGCGGACCGCTTCACGGTCGGCCTTCCGGCGCAGCCGTAGCGCCGCACGCAACCTCCCCCGCGTCGAGTGGCGCCCGATGGACCGCGCGCCCACACCGGGGAAGTCAGTCACGGGCACGCTAGCCAGACGGGCGTCGGAGACCTGGACGATGTTCAAGCCGTCGAGGGCTACAGCAACAGCCGTCGTCAAGCGTGACCCGTGAGCGACAGCACTCGCCACGACGTGGATCACTTCCGCTTCTGGTAGCCGGTAGGTGTCGCTCTTTCGGAACACTCCACGCGCGAGCACCGCTAGACCGTATGCGCCCCGCAAAGGAAGGCGTCCGAGGTTCTGATGATCCCCGAGCACCAACGATTCAACAACCTCGTTAGCCGTAACCTGCATGCACCCACACTAGGTCACCAGTCGTTACGGCTGCGAGGCCATCGTGACGGTCACAGCTCGGCTGTTCGCGGCAGATGCGCCGCCACCGGCAGAGGCACGCACTCGAGCCCCGATGTAGGTGGCCGTTGCGGTTGTTGCTTTGATCGAAACACCCGCGGTACCGGACGCCGTGATCGTGACAGTCATTCCGGACGTGCCGTCCGTTCCCACCGTTGTGATGACTGGGGTGCCGTTCTCCGGACGGACCACGCGGCGCCCGATGAAGAACGCGTCGCCCGTCGAGGCGCGACCCGTCAACTCGATCTCGAGGAACATGGAACCGAAGTTGCCGCCCACGGTTGCAACAGCGATCTCCCGTGCCACGCCCGCCGCAAGGTCATACTGGCCGTACCCAGTGTCTTCCACGCGACCGGCGCGACCCTCCACATAACCGTTCGAACCGCGACGCGAATGATTGAGGACAGTGTTCGAGTTGATCCGCGCGAGCGATACCGAGCGGAAGTCAGAATCGATCATCGTAGAGTTCGTTGGGTTGCCCGTAAATCCGTTACCCGCACCCAGCGACACATCCAGTCCGCGCATGAAGATCTGCGTGGATGACGAGTCGAACACAACACCATCCGACACCTGCCCGGGATCCACACTGAATCCCTTGACATCGATCTTGCCAAGGCGAATCTCTGTGCAGCGCGTGCCGACCAATGCCGAGCGCCCGATGCGGCGCCCGAACACGCTGTCGATAGTCAGGTTTGTGCAGTCCGTGATGCGGATCATGTCACCTGAGTAGCGGCTCGAGATCGGCCCCAACACATCGATGTCCCGGACTGTTGAGTCCTGAACAAAGGTGAGGTCGTACGCGGACCCGATGGTTTCCGTGTGCTTGTTGTCGCGGATCGTGAGGCCACTGTGAGGGGCCAGAGCAGTCCCCACCGCCTTGATGTGGTTCGTCGACCACGAGTCGAAGAAGTTTCCTTCGATGATCGCGTGAATGACCTTCGCGGTGTTGGTGATGAGTAGGCCAGCGTCGGACAGCGTGGCACCGACGTTGTGGAACCGGTTCTCCGAGATGATGTTGCCGCGGTACTGATCGATGGCGGCAGGATCGGTGTGGTAGGACGCGTCGATGCCGTCGAGGGTGACACCGGTTCGGCAGTGGCTGAACATGTCGCCCTTTATGGTTGCGTTTCGGGAACGCACACGGATGCCGACGTTCATGTACTGGAACGTGCAACCGCCGATGAGTGCGTCAATGTCGCCGCGCACAGTACCGAACAGCTCGAGGCCGTTCACCGTCATGCCGGCGCCGTTCTCGCCACCATCAGCGATGTTCTCAACGCCCATGAAGTGAATGTCCTGGGCGACGAACCCGCCCGCCTTGACGGTGAGGATGGTCAGCCCAGGGACGCTGCTGCGGATGGACACCGAGTACGCATCTCGCGGCTGGCCGGTCCACCGAACGCTGGGCGTCGTGATCGTGAACCCTCGGGTCACACGGTAGAACTGGTTCGTGGAACCGGGGGGCGGGAAGATCAGTTCCTGGCCTGCGACGAGCGCAGCGTTCGCGGCTTCGATCGCATCCGAATCGTCATGCACGCCGTCACACACCGCACCGAAATCCCGCACGTTCAACGCGACCTTCCGGGCATACCGCACAGCCATTGCGCCACCGATAGCAGAGCCCGGGTCGACAACATCAGACGCCAGCGACCCAAGCACGGGATCCGGAAGTCGGTAGTCCGCGTCATCAACAGCAACAAGACGATCAACCATGTCGTCCGCCTTTCATATCTTCAGTGGACGTCAAGATCTTCAACAACCCGGATCACATAGAAACCATCAGACGGCGCAGTACGCACCTCGCCACCCTGAGAGATCTCAAGCTCAACGAAGTGACGCCCGACCTCCCAAGTCCCATCAAGATCAAGTTCGACCTTCCCCGCGGTCGGATCCACAACCGTGTGCGGCAGATCTTCCAGGACGCCGGTGCGTGTCAGGTGCCGGACAATCAGCCGCACAGCCGCCCCAGTGAGGTCATGGTTCACAGTGAACGTGACCGGCAACCTATCCCCCTGTTTGATGTTCACCATGCGGCCTCCAAAGTCAGTTGCGGCACGGTTGCCGATAGTTCAAGGGCGGGAAGGTCAGTCGTGAGCGTCAACGTTTCCGTTGACGCCGACAAGGTGAGGACTGTCGCGAACGCTGGCCGTATGTGCGCGGTCATCGTCAGTGAGCCGACCAGTGTGGCGGTTCGTGCAACCGCGGCGGGCAGGACGGCGGTAGCAGTCAGTTCCGCTGTGAGCTCGGCAGTCCGCGACACCATCGAAGACGACTCCGCGCCACCGGCCAGCTCGAGGAAGCCCGTCGCTTCACGGGCAACACCAACCGCAACGGACGCGATCACGTCGACCGTCAACACGGCCCCGGATACGCGTGACACGGTAGGCATCGCAACCGCAGAAGAGTCCAGGCTCAAAGCCAGGGAGACAGCCCGGGAAACCCCAACCGTACGAACCGCAGACGCCCCCAACACGAGCGAACCCGCAGCGGTACGCGAAACACCCACAGACGCAACCGCCGACAACCCCAACGTCAACGACCCGGAAGCCGACAAAGACACACCATCAGACACCTGAGGGACCAACAGTTGAACACCCGCACCGTTATTCGAGTTGTTCAACCACGTTGTAGTCGCCGTACCCGTCGCCCCAGCAGACGGCTCCGCATACGCCACAAAGTTGATCGGGTTCGCGTCACCAGCCGTAGCCTTCGACCAAAACCACTTCGACCAACCCGAACCAGCCAGGGTCGTGTTCGCTTCAACCTCAGCACCCGTAGACGTCTCAGAGAAGAACGCCAACGCCAACGTGTCCGCACCAGCTGTCATCGATGGCGCCTGAGTCGTATTGATAGACCCACCATTATCCACACGCCGCCACGTAGACCCCAGAGCCGTAGACCCCAGGCTGTACCCCGAGGTGGGCGCGATCGCCACCACTACCCACAGCACACCCTCCGCAGTTGAGAGGGTCAAGGCCGGGTATGAAGACGCGTATGGCCGTTCGAGGATGTTCCATTTGCGGGTGTTGAACGTCAGCGTGCTGTCCAGAGTCCAGCCCTGGAAGTCCGTGATGGATGCCGCATTTCCCGTGTGCGATGCGAAGGCGTAGACGCGGTGGCCCGTTGTAGCGCCAGGTGGATTCGTGAAGGTCAGTGTCGCAGCGCCCGAGTTGGTGCCAGCGACCCAAGCGACCCGAGTGGGTGCGGGCATACCAACCCCCTTAGCTGACAGTGATCGTCGGCGTAACCGTCACCACCGTCTGACCCGGGAGCGCACCAGTCGAAGCGGACAACGCGGCCCCACCAACGAACGTTCCCGATGTTGCGGCAGACCACACACCAATGTGCGTGTAGGTACCCGCCGGCACATCGATTGCGACAGCGGAACCGGTGACGGAACCATCAGCCGCCCCACCAGTCCACGTCGTCTGCTTGCGTGCGTACGCCGGTGAACCACCCGTCGCCTCAGACGCGCCCGTCGTACCCGGATCCGCGCTGTGCAGACTGATCCACGAACCAGTCCCCGTCACAGCCAGCGCACCCGCCTCCTTAGAAGCATTCGTGAACGCCATAGTCAAACCTCCGCGTTCTTCGGTGCGGCGTACACGGCACCGAACCCAACCAGGAACCCACCAACCGCGAGGCCAATGATGCTCCACACCTCATCGCCCGTGATCGCACCATCGGACAGTGCGGCCGTGATCGCCGAACCGAGACCGCCCGTCGCGAGACCAGCGATACCACCAGCGAGAGCCTTCTTCGTGCGCGCCCAGAACGACGGCGCATCAACAACAGGTGTACTCATGTGTTACTCCTTCAAACTTCGAGTCAAGCGACCACGAATGCGACGCTCCTGAGGGAGCTGCACGCGACGCTGATAGATGAAGACCACCCACGCGAGGGCGACCAAAAGGGTGTACAAGCCGAACGCGACCCACTCACGGCCAGGGAAATCCCCGAGGAACCGCACAGCCGCAATGAACGCGACCACCAAGATCAACGCGGCCTTCTGCGCCACCAAGATCCGGGTGATCGGCTGCATCTCCTTCACCCGCAACAACCGGCGACGCCAACGCGAAAACGGGACCGCCGTCGTCACCTGATAGAAGACGAACAACCCCAACGGGACCACCCACGAGAACAAGACAACCAAGATCACATCATCGATCAGCATCAAGCCCCCCTGATCCCGGCAAGCACACGCTCACCAATGTGGTTCACATACCCGTGTTTCTCGATGCGGTTCGTCAGCTCGGCGATCTCCGCTGTTCGAGCCTGCGCAACAGCCAACGAACGTTCCGCGACCTTCTGCGCCTCCACGGCATCCGCCTTATCGCCGCGGCCGGCGAACCTCCGAAACAGTTTCAGCATCCGACTCACCCCCAGACGGGACAGGCAGCGCATCCAACACGCGGGCAGACACTGAAGCGGAACTAGCAAGAAGCGTGATTTGCTTCTCCTTCTCCCGCCCCGACTCCTGCTCCGTGAAGTACGCCTTCTTCCACGCGTCCGCGACACTCTTCGGGACCAGGCGGCCCGTGAGGATCAGCATGACCGTCACAGCGAGCAGCCCGGTCGAACCGAGATCCATGATGCTCAGGCTGGAAACAAACGACGACCAAGGGTCCATGTCGCCCCCTCGTCTTGCCAGTCCGCCATCAGCCGTTCGGAATCGACGACAACTTGATGTTGTCGCCCTCAGCGATGTACGAGTTGATGTCGATCTTCAACTTCCCCGCGATCGACTTGTACACGCTCATCTCATCCGGCTTCACACGACGCTTCGTACCGTTTGGGTTGATCGCCCAAATGTTGTCACTGTTCGACTGCTTCACCAACGGGGGAATGCTCGCCATGATGTCTTCTCGTTTCGTTTCCGGGGCGACGGTGCCGCCTGTTGCTCCACCCGCGACCGCAGCACCAGCAGCCCACGGATTCTTATCGACGACATGCCACGGCTCATCCGGGTAGCCGCGCGGTACCGAGATCAGTCCCGGCTCCATGCCCACCGCGCGCACATCCCGGTAGAACGCTTCACGGTCGCCGTTGTACACGTACGACCAGTTGCCGTAATCGATCGCGGCGCACTGCTGACCCTCCCAATACATGCCGTGGGAAGACGTGCCCGGGGAAGCCGCATAGATGCCGTGGATGCTCTTCGCGTACACCTGCACGTTGTAGGGGCGGTACGCACCCCACCCCTCACTGATCTTCAGCGTGCGGCCGGTGTTGCGTTTCGCCAACGCCACCAAAGCCAGGTGCTTCGCGTACGTCGCGGGCGGCAACTGGTGATACCAGGTTCCCTCACCGGGCAACCACCCAGACGCGAACGTCACCAACAGGTTCGCGGGAACCCTGCCGTTCTTATACGTGAACGCCATAAGATCACCCGATCCCAAACACGGTGACCGTCCCGGTCATCGTCGGCCCCGACGTCAACAACCGGAACCCGTCATACACAACAGCCGGATTGTGCTGAACACTGATGTCACCGTTCTCGCCAGCGCTCGACGACCCCACACCATGCGAACTCACCAACGCCACCGTCCGCGCAGCAACCGCAGGATCAAACAAACTCACCTCGGCATACAGCGCGGCAACCGTCGCCTTCGTCAACGGCCCCGAACTACTCGCCACGCTCGCACCCGTCACAGACCCACCACTGTTCGACCGCGACACAGCCACATAGTCAGACGCCCCCGCCGCGTTCGAACCACCAGCCCGCATCTGAAACGCAATCGAACCCGCAGACGACAACGACCGCACGTTCACACGCACCAGATAGTTCGCGAACCGGCTCGAGAACACCCCATCGAAATCGGCGGTGTTCGCCGCAGTCAGAGTCTTCGCCCCCAACAGCACGAACGCACTGGCCGTCGTCCAGGCGGTCCCATCGTGCAGGTACTCGTAACCGGTGTCACGAGCGAACCCGCGCAAACCCTTCCGCTTGTACGCGTACGCATCCAACGCGGTCAGGTTGTCCCGCACAATGTAGTTCCCCACATCAGCCGCATACTTCGCCGCCTCATTCGGGTCAACCTTGATATCAGGCGCGTCACTGTCGACGAAACGAGGCGCCCCAGTGATCGGATCGAAACTGTTGACTGCCATGTGAGTACCCCTTTAGAAACACGAAACGCCCCCAACCGGGAGCGTCAAGAACAAGAACCAGAGAACGTCAACGAGTGCCACGGAAACGCAACGCACCCGACAACGGGTCAGCAGCAACACCACGCCAAATCGTGTACCCACCACTCGGCGCGAACACCCCAACACCACGCTGACCCAACGCCAACGCAGACCAGTTCGGGATACGCACCCACCCACTACGCGAACCAATCGGAAGGTTCACCGCATCCAAGATCGTCGGGAAGAACCCCGGCAGCGCCCCATACTCATGGAACCCGATCGCAGCCGTACCCACCTGCTGCGACAACGGCAAATAGATATCAACCGAACTCACCGAAGCGCCAGCCACCGCCGACTTGATCGCATCGCCATACACCCACAAACCGCGAGTCGTATTCGACGCCCACACGTCACTGTTACCCCAACGGCCCGACGAATTGAACCGACCAGACCCCTGAGCACGAACCACCAACTCGAACGGTTTCGGATCCGGCGTCTCATTCTCCGGAGGCGTCTCCGGCTGACTCACACCCGTCATCTTCCCCAGAATCAGATACCGATCCCAGTCCACCGCAACCCGATCACCAATCGTCGGCGCATACGGTTCCATCGTGTTCAACTGGTACGTGTTGCCCTCAACCAGCACCGTCGCCAACGGGGTACCCGTCGCCGTGATCGTCCCAAACGGTGACCTCGGCGTCACCAAACCCGTCACAGCCGGCGACCCATTCACCCAATCCACACGCACAGGCAAACCTGACCGCGGCGGATACACACCAGTGCACGGGATCGTCACCGTCGAAGTGCCAATGTTCACAACCGCGAACCGGCCCTCCATCCGAACAAACTGACCAGTCTCCGAACGCGCAGACGTCTGCGCAGCCAACTTCCGCGCAACATCCAACGGACCCGTCATGACAGCTCCCGGTCAACCCTCAACGTGACGTTCATGTACGGGCTGTCCGACATCTCCACCTTCGTCAGCCGCCCCACAAGTGGACGCCGCCAACCGGTCAGCTCCACCACATCCCCAACCTCGATCAACGGGTTGATGTGACACTGGATTCGCACGTCATACTGTTGCGACCCGATTGACTGGGCAAGGACTGAAGCAACCGCCCGATCCGCCTGCTGCTGCGTCTTCACCAAATCCGACGAGTAGTAACGCGTGTTCGTCCCATACGGACCAGACACGCTCAACGGCCCCGTCGTCACACGAGCAACCGAGTACAACGGGTTCCCCGCAGAGTCCTCAAACGACCCGACAACCTCGTTGTACACCGTGTCCGTTTCGATCTCATCCGCGACCTCGAGGACCGTACCCAGCTCCCCCAACCGCAACGTAGCCACCGGGGCACCAATCTCATCCGGGATGATGACCCACGCGCCACGACTATTCACCACGGCTTGACCACCCAGAATGCGCCCCAGCTCCATCACCGCATCCAACCGGCCACCCTGCTTCGCCTCCCACGTCTTCAACGCGGGCAACGGAACATCAGGCACAGTCTCCTCAACAGGCATGCCCGTGAACCGGCGAATCTCTCCGTACGCAGACACACCAGCCTTCGACGTCTCCGGGAACCGCAACCCCCACCGCTCAATATCCGCCTCAAGCGAATCGAACTTCACCCCCACGCGGCTGCTCGTGACAAGCTCACGCCCATCCTCAGCAACCACAACAAAGTCCTCAGCAGACGGGACAGAGACAGCCCGGAACGTCCCGAGAGAAATGGACTCCTCGAACTCCCCCGCACGAACCGTCAGCACCGGCTCAATGCGAGCACGAAACGGCGACAACACGCCCTGCGTACCCACCGGCACCACAGACTCACCATCCACCGACGAATACACCACCGACCCCGAACCCTGACCGCACACCTCACGACCAAGATCCGAGCTCAACTGCCACGACTCGAACCGGACACCCTCAAGCGTCCGATCCGACCCCGTAAACACGTTCACCGTCAACTCGCGCTCAAACGAACCCGAAAGAACATCAACCAGCGCATCACTGTGCTGCCTCATCAGACCACCCCTCAGCCAGCCGCACCCGCCAGGTCATACCGGCGATTCACATCAGAAGCAGTCAGATGCTCACTGTTCAACACCGCCGCCGAGGCGAACGACACATTGATATCTGCCGCCCGCAGCAACGGAACAAACAGGCCGGGAATCGGAGGGGCAACCTCATCACCCTCGAACTTGTGAACCATCTCCGACCCACCCCAACGGTGATCCATGTCCACTTCCGTCACGCTCAACGCCGAAAGGAACAACGGCTGCGGAACACGTAGCCGCTGATCCTCGGCGCCAAGCCGGATACACACCAGCGGCGGCATCCCCCTGTCCCCCACCATCGCCTGCACCATGTCTGCGTCTTCCTCAGTAGAAGTACGAACCGACAACTGCAACCCGGTGACCCCATAGCGAGGCTGAGACAACACCACGCCAACCTGCCGCCCCAGAGGGCGAGACACCACGCCAGGCGTAGGACGAGTTACTGACCATCCGCCCTCGTCCCCCAGGAACACCCGCACCGCCCCCGAAGGATCCAGCGGGTTGTGCATCCACGTATCGGCGACGTCCAACGTGATCGTCGCCGAATCCGTGAACCCCAGAGAGATCCCCGCAGCGTCAAACAACTCCGCCCGATACGTCACAGGAACGTTGAAAGGCACCTCGAAGTCAACACGCGTGAACGCCCCAGCAGTCGGCGCACGAACCGCACCCCGCATCTGAAACTCACGCCCCGCAGCCAACCGATACACAGTGACTGACGCCGCCTCCGGGATCAGGTCTTCAATGAACACCTCCACAAACGGCGCCTCAGTGACATCGCTCAACAAAGTGATGGGCATCAGACAGCCTCCGCGTTGTAAGGGGTGATCGTCACATAACCGATCGCGAAATCAACAGCCACGAACGCATACAAGCCAGGCCCCGAAGGGAGCAAACCCTGCGTCTCATACAAGTTGCCCCCGACCGGAACCGACTCCCGGTTCGGCTGGTACAGATCCGAGAAGTAACGGTCGGGTCGGAAGACACTCACTGGCGCACCCCACCCCGTGTGGCCCTACTCCAAGCCGCGTCATACTCGCCAACCTTCGCGTCAGCAACGTCAGCGACCCGAGCAAGCAGATACTCACCAGTGAACGGGTTCTGCACATACACGGCGGACGGCACGGACTGAACCGCAGGCCCGGCGCCCGAGAACATCCCGAGCTCCTGCCCCGTCCTCACCCACACGGCCTCCGAACGGTCACGCCGCGCAGGATCCATCGAGATGTAAGCCTCGCCGTACTCCTCAGCGAACTTGTGGATCCCGCCCTGAACGTACGGGTAGATACCCGGCTCAAACCCACCGGACGCGAACGCCTTCACCTTGTTCTTGTACAGCCCGCCGTTCGCGTTCGCACCAGCGTCAACCGTGCGCGTCCCATAGTCGAAGGTCTCCAAAGTGATCCGCTTGTAATTCGGGATCCCATCAAGCCGCGCCTTCAGGTCAGCAAGCTTCTGCTCTGCCTGAGCGGCCTCAACCTGGTACTTCGTTTCCTTGTTCTCGGGAAGGTTCAACCACGCCTGATACACCTGATCGATGCTGCCCTTGACTTCAGCAGCAGAACCGAGGTTCTGATCTGCCCACCGGATTGCCTCGTCACGGTCCATCCCCTTGGCCTCGAGCATCTTGATGACCGACTCGCGCCCGCTATCCCACGCGGCCTGCGCTTCCTCAAGCGTCCCGCCATTGTGGATAATGGCTTCTGCTGAATCGCGGTGAGCAGTCTCCACATCGCGCAACGAATCGCGGAAACGGATCGAGGCGTCGTTCGTACCGTCCAGGACGGCACCTTCTGCCTCTGCCGCTTCGGTCATGGCATTGATCGCCCCGAGCGCCGCATCCTTCGCCTCGCCCACATCAAGAGCAGTCTCACCGACTCGGCTAAGCGCATCCGCCGCATCCTGCAACGCAGTGTCCGCTTCAGCGGCAGCCTCTTCGATATCGACCAGCGCATCAGTGCTGGCCCCCGTCGCCTCCGCAGCAAAAACGCTCGAGTTAGCAACCCCGTCCAACGCCTCCTGATACTGCGGCATCAGAGCATTCACGTCTTCGACACTGAACCCCTGCTTCTCCGCAGCATCAGCAACCTGCTCAAACAACTCGGCAGCACGATCCGCTTCACCACTGTTGACCATCTCCGCGAGCCCCTGCCCCATCTGGGAGAACTGCTCTCGGGTCTCCGACACCTGATCCGCAAGCGAACCGCCAGCGAATATCCCGTTCAGAGTGGAACCGAATCGCTCCATGTTGGAGTTGAAGCTGCCGCCAAGAAGCAGTTCGAGCGCGGAATCTAGGTCAGTGACATCACTCGAGATCTCCGAGAACTGCCCGCTCACATCGTCCTCAAGGAGAATCTTGAGTGTCTCCTGGTACCCCCGCGCACCGTCACTGGCATTGCCGAACGCCTCAGCGGTCTTGGACAACGCGATCGTCAACGCGAGGAATCCACCAGCGGCAGCGGCAGTCTTCGCCGCACCCTCGACGAACCGGCCAGCACGCTGCGCGCCAGTCCCCATGTCCGCGAGAGCGGTACGGTACTCGGCAATCTTCGGGATCGCGGTCAAGAAAGTGCCCGCCCCAAGAGCGGTCGCACCAGTCAACGCAACGACACCCAAGGTTGCCTGCTGTGCCCAATCCGGAAGCTCCCCGAAACGAGTAGCCATATCGGTGAGGGTCTGGACAAACCCACGCAATGGACCGTTCGCACCCTCACCCATCGTGATGAGAGAAGAATCAATAGCCCCAGTCAGAGCCTCCCAGTCGCCCTTCAGGTTGTCGAGCCGGGTAGCGGCAGTCTCAGCCGCGTAACCCTGGTCATCCACCGCAGTGATCCAGTCACGAACGCCCTGCTCACCCTCCTGATAGATGACGTTCGCGGCGCGCACGGCATCCGACCCGAACATGACCGACAGCGCGGCGTTACGCTGCTCGGGCGTCAGCTTCACAAGCGCATCCTGCAAGTTGCCCGCGAACTCAGCAAGACCGATGAAGTTGCCCGAAGCGTCATACGCCGAGACGCCGAGCTCATCCATCTTCTTCTGAGCCTCTGCGGACTGCGGAGTGAGGCGCTGCAACATGGTCTTGAACGACGTGCCGGCATCCGAGCCAAGAAGACCCTGCGACGCGAACGCGGCAAGACCAGCGGTCGTCTCCTCAATCGAAAGACCCGTAGCAGCAGCAACCTGACCGCCCTGCGCGAGAGCCGCAGACAGGTCGGTTACGTCACCCATCGCCTTGCCCGCACCAGCGGCCAGCAAATCGGCCACGTGAGACATGTCCGACCCCTCGAGGTTGAACACCTTCAGGGCCGTGGCAGCGATTCCGGCCGCGTCAGCAACACCCAGACCGCCAGCAGCCGCAAGATCCAGCGCTCCCGAAAGTCCCCCACCGAGAATGTCCTTGGCGGACAAGCCAGCCTTCGCCATCTCCTCGATCGCCTGGGCGGACTCGGTAGCCGAGAACACGGTAGACGCACCAGCATCGATAGCCGCCTGCCGCAGCGCATCCAAGCTTCCCCGCGCGTCTTCTCCAGTCGCGGCGACATACGACATCTGCTGGTCGAAGTCCGCGAACCGGGCAACAGCGACACCAACGCCCGCCGCGAGCGTGGCGCCCATCGCGAGCCCGGTGGTACCAAGCAGCTGCATCGACTGCCGGGTCTGGGTGAGCTTCTCACCCTCGGAGCCCAAAGTGCGGACCTTGTTCGCCGCTTCATCGATTCCCCGGTTGAACTCAGAAACAACAGCAGAAAGCCGAACCTTCACAACGCGATCAGCCAAAATGCACCCCCGGAATGTCGGCGAACCCGTTAAGATCCGGGCATGCGAATGAAATTGGTTGGGATCGTTGGGGCGGCACTCCTGCTAGCCGGATGCGCGGGGGAACCGACGCCCGCAGCGACGGTCGTTGAAACGGTCACTTCGGCCCCGGAAGAAGCGACCCCGACCCCTACTCCGAGTGAAGAAGGCCCACTCGCGCTTGGAACTGTGGCCGAATTCGAGACCTTCACGATGACCGTGCACGGCGTCGACCTCGACCCGGCCCCCGCACCCGCCCCGCAACCCCAACGAGAAACCGACAAGTGGGCTGCCGCCCACGTCGAATACTGCTCAACCCCCGAGTCGACAATCACCTCTTACTGGTGGCGCATGAACGACGCCGAAAACCGCCAGTACCAGCCCTCGGACACCGGATACGACGCCTTCCCCCAACCCGCCTACGCATGGGGAGAAGTGCCAGTAGCCCCCAACTCGTGTCACCGCGGGTGGATCACCTTCGTCGTAGGTAAGGACGCAGCGCTTCAAACAGTCAGTTACGTCAACGACAAAGGCCACTCCGCGAGCTGGGCTATCAAGTAGCGTCGCGGCGCCGAACCTTATACAGCAGCGCCCCGTGAGGCGCCTTGGGCCACTTGCGCCTGTACTCCGCCTCGAACTCGTCGAGCGTCTTCTGAGCCCAGTCCGTTGTCGGCCCCTCAACCTCATACGCAAACTGGTTGGTCGCGTCTGTAGCCTCGGCAATGGGCAGGCCGTGCCGACCCCGCGGGATGCGTTCGTTCTCCCGATCCGCCATCAACACGGCAAGATCCCATGACGAGAACTCTGCTTCCCGAACCGTCACCGAACGGACCACGCGACCAGCATCGTCATATTCATACGTCGTTACCTCGCCAGGCTCCCAACCCATCAACCGCCGCGGCGAAACCCCTAGTTCGCGGGCTAGAGCTACTTCCGGCCCGCGCGTGCTTTTCCCGAGCGCCGCAACTCTGCAAACGGCTCCTGAACATTGATGCGCCAGATCGCCGTTCCAATGTTGTTACGCCACACCGAATCAAGAGCATCGAAAGTCTCGGCCCAGACCTCGGGGTCAACCTCTTCCCCGTCGACCACCACGCGAGGATAAGCGCGGGTCACACCGTTCGGGTTGTAACCAATCACCTTGTCATCCTGAGCTCCCGTGCGCGCCGGGTTCGCAATAACAAGCGCATCCCACTCATCAGGCGACACCTTCGTCACCTCAACAGTGATCTTCGCCCCACCGAGAACCGCATACGCCGTCTCCGGCTTCAACTCAGACAACGCCGCACGCTGCTTCTCAATCAGCTTCTTCAAGTCCGTCATATCTCTCACCTGTCTCTCACCAGAAGGAAGAACCTGGGCGGGGCCGGTGAGAGTAGCCCCACCCAGGTGGTCAATCACGCGACGAGAACCGCGTCCCGCTCCGTGGGCTTCGTGATGTAGATCGTGTATTTTGCCGTGTCCACACCGTTCTCAGTCGGAGCATCCGGACGTCGGACACCAACAACACCCGTGATGACATCAGCACGCTGACCCACCGCATGCGTATCCGCGTTCAGCACAGCCCGCCGAACAACGAACTGCGATTCGGTCTGAGACGCAGACAGGCCCGACAGAATGCGGTCCGCAGACGCGACATCCTCAGACTCCACAACAGTCACCTCAAGCGCCTCGGTCACCTTGCCGGGACGCGACAGATCCTGGATCAGCGTCAAGCGCTTGTCCTCGACAGTCGCCTGGTTCACCGTGTGATTCCAACCACCAGCAGTGATGCCGTACGTGATCGGCTTCGCTGTGCCACCATTCAGAATCGCAACAGACTTCGCATTCGAACCCGAAGGAAGGTTCGTGATCCGCCAGCGCCCATCAGACTGGGTGCTCGCCGGTACTGATTCAGCCGCCATAGCAGCCTCCTTTCATCTCCCCGTGAACCGGGGTTCGGTCACCCTTGGGGAGAGCCAAGGGGGCATAGAAAAAGCCCCACCATGCGGCAGGGCTTGAAAGTAAGATCGGTTTATCGTTCGACCCGGACCATGGATCTGATGCGGGCTCGGAATGCTTCGAGGAACGCGGCACGCTTACGCTTCGAGCGGTGCGCCCGGAAGTAGGCGTGCGCCTCATCGATAGCAGCCTGATATGCCGCGGCGTCGATGACTAGACGAACCTTCACGATGCGATCAGCCATCATGCCTCCTGAGACCAGAACTCGAACGACAAATCGAGGTAGTGCAGATCAGTCACGCTGTCATACCGACCGCGCCCCTCCTCCACACCCGGCACAAGACGCACCGGAGAGCACACGCGACCAACAACCACGGGCAGGACACCAATCAGAGACAAAACCCCATCAGCAAGCAGCATCAACCCATCCGCATCAACCGCGACCACCCGCACGTCATACCGCCACCGAGTCCGCGCCCCCATGCTCTGCTGCTGAGTCAAACGCAGATCAAAATCGGCAGGCCCATCCGGGAACAGCACCACATAGTTCGCCCGCACCGGGGCGCCATTCGTGACCCGCACGTTCGAGAACACCTTGTTCGACAGGATCGACACCGCAACCAGAAGTGCCCTGAACGCGTTGAAATGAGCGAGCATCACGCCCCCAGCTTGTCAATCACGGCATCCGTGATAGCGATCTCAAGACCCTCGTAGAAGTCCGGTTCGTTAGCTTCCGTGGCATTGCGCCCCGCGTGGTGCACGGGGCCGTCGACCCCTGCCGAGGACAGAGGCTCATCGAGGAATCCAGCGGATGATCCGGGGGTGAAGCCGAGCACCGGGCCAATCTCCGCATCTATCGACCCTCCCGTGTACTGCATCTCATAGCTGATCGATGCCGGGTAGGAAGCAGGGAAACCTCCGGAAATCTCGGCTCCCTGTTTCCAGTCATCCTTGATGCCGCGGGCAGTGAACTCGATCGCCTTCTTGATGCGCTTGTTCGCCTCCGCTGGGACGCCTGACAGATCATTTGCCAAGCGCATGAGTTCCGAGAAGTCGTCGCTCACGACAGCTCCCTCAACTGGTACCTATGCGAAGTCGTTTGTCCCGATTCTGGTGAGCCCTCCACCGTGTAGAACCGGCCCACGAGCAGCCCGTCAGAGAGCGAAGCAGAGACCGTCACGCCGTCGCCATCGTGCAGGCGAGGCGATCCAGTCGGGATGCTGAGAATGAGGCGCTGAAAGGCAACGGTCTGCGACGACCCGTCCGAATCGGACACCATCGTAGTCTCGTACTTGATCCGGCCCTTGCCCGCATAGGTTGTCGACGTGAGCTCGTGGGTCGCATCACCCGAGTCGGGATCAGTTCCCGACTTGTACGGGCCGACTTGCACCGTCTCGGTCATGCGCTGCTCGAGCTTGTAGCGAGCTTTGGCTCGTTGCGAAGGGGAGAACATCAACGTGCCGTCAGCGGAATCGAATAGATGCCGCCCCCGTAGGAAGGCGCGGCGGGCATCAGCGAGGCGCGCTCTTCATCAGTGACGTAGATTCGACCCGAGGCCATAGATGCGTCGATCTTCTCGCCGTAGTCGTCACCATTCCACTGTGCGACTCCGTCTGGATGCCGCACCTTGCGTTCCACCATCGCCACCAGGACGTCGATGACATCTTCAGAGGCAAGATACGTGGGCTCGGTCAAGGGCAACGCATTCCGCAGCGAGATGGCCGGAACCACTCGGTTCAGCTCACGCCACGCCTTGTCCAACCAAGAGGGAATCACCCGCTCTTCATCGGAGGTGAGGGGACGCTCGATGTAGTCTCGAACATCTTCAAGAGTTGCTGGATTCTCCATGAGCGTCCCCTTATCTGTTACTTGACCGAAGTCTCGCCGGTCTCGATGTTGCGCGTGACGGTAACCTTCGTACCGTCCGGCTTCACCGCCTCATACTTCTCCGTACGGTCGCTCGAGCTGTCGCGCTCGGCAACAGTTCGCTTGACCGGCTTCACCGCGTTGACAGTTCCCACCTCGACCGCCTCAGGGCCAGGCTGAGGCGGAACCGACACTGCGATCTCCGTGGGATCGGTAGTGTCGGCCGCCCCATCGCCAGGCGCCGTGACGGACGGCTTCGTAACATCCGAATCGAGAGTGGTCGTCTCTTCGGTCTTCTTCGTGACAGCCATGTAGTTTCCTCCTTAGGAAGCGAGAACGCCGCGGAGACGAGCAGCGGCCTGACCGCCGAACGTCGCGAGACCGCAGTAGAACTCGATGCGGGTACGGTAGGCCGGCTTCTCCTGAAGCTGACCCAGGTCGTCGACCTGAATACCCCCGTTGGTGAGGCCCGTAACGCCCTGGTCGGTCTCGTCCTCACCGAAACGCACCGCGTAAACAGAAGACGCAACGCTGGAAGAGCCCTGGGTCTCCGTCTGGGTGAGGATCGGGGAACCCGCGAGGTTGTTCCCCGGGTTGAGGACCGGAATGCCGTTCCACGTCACGACGCGCTTGCCCGTGAGGTCTTCCTTCACGATGTCCACGCCACCGATTCGCCGACCAGCAGAGCGAATCTTGCCGATGACCGAAGCGTTGGCGTAGATGGCGCCGTTGTTGGCGTCGATACCAGGAACCTGAGCCACGAGAGCGTCAAGGAGGTCAAAGAACGCCTGCGCATCCGACGCCCCATTGCCGAGGATAGGCGCACCGTTGGTGCCCGCATCGATCACCTGCGAGCCAGTCAGGCGCTTCTTCAGGCCATCGAAGCTCTTCGTGTCGACAGTCACATCGCCGTTGAAGAACGTGTCCTGGTACTTGTACGACGCCGCCTTGACCTTGAGCCGGGTCTGAACGGCACGCTGGTCGTTCAGGTCGCCGCGGGTCTGGACGATGAAGCGGTCCACATCCGCGTCACCACCGAGAATGACCAGAGACTCCGTCGCCTGCACGACAGTGCCAGTCGACTCGGTGTAGGCCTCGTTGACGGAACGGAACGCGACACCCGGAAGAGACGCCTCCTTGTTGTACGCGTATGCGTTGCCCTCGATGCTCATGAGGGGCAGGCGGTCGAGGACCGGCGACTCCTGGACGAACGTCTCGATGACACCGCGCTGAAGGTCGTTCTGCGAGAGCAGAGCCGCCTGTGCGAGGGTAACAGCCATATGCTGTGTCCTTTCAGGGTTAGCTCGACCGCAAAACGGCGAGCGTCATTTACTTGTTGGTGTTCGCGTAGGCCTGACGCAAACGGTCAGCTCCGGGGCGAACGTCCGGCTGGTTGCCGGAGCCTGTGGCACCGATCCCCGCGTCACGGTGGTGCGCGGTCGTATCGGTGGGCTTGAGGAGGTGCGGAGAATCGGTCTTCAGCTCTTCGAGGAGCTTCTTAACTGCTGCTTCATCCGCGTCGCCGTCATCGTTGACGGGAATGTCTGCGAGCTTCTTCGGGTCGAGAAGAGCGAGCGCCTGGGCCGGCTTGATGAACCCCAGTTCCGCGGCCTGGGCGCGAACCTCAGAAGCCCGAGCCTTAGCATTCAGCCGTTCTGTCTGAGCCGTCTCGACTTCCTTGACCCGATCGTTGATGATCTTCTCAATGTCTTTCTCGGACGTCGGACCAGGCTTGTCCTTCAGCGCCTTGATCTCGTCCGGAGTGAGTCCAAGCTCGGTGAAAGCACGAAGCTCCCCCTGCGCCTTGTCAATGACTGTCTGGCGCGCCTTGAGGCGGTCCGTCTCGAACTTCTCTAGAGCATCCGTGAACGCCGCGGTGTCGCTAATGCCAAGCGACTCGGCCATCTGCTCGATTCCTTCAATGGGCATACTGATCTCCTTGCGAGATTCGTGGCACATTGCGTGCCGGCTACCCGAACCATTGCGGTCCGAGGTGTTACACGTACCGCGAGATGAAGCCATTCATTCGCAGTAGTTCGATCGCATCTTCGCGGCTCTTCGCCTGGGCATAGATGTGATCGACAGTCATCAGGTCAGGTTGGCGTCGAAGCTGCTTACCAAACCCGCGGGCACGGATATTCACGACCTGATTGATATCGGCGCCATCACGGATCGCTTGCGCGTCGTTCTTGCCGAAGATCCGATCCTGGGTCTTGTCGTCCAACGTCCCGAAGTACGCGCGCGGGTTGATGGTGAAATCGTCAGCGCCCGACTCTTGCGACGGGATGTGCCGGCAGTCACAGTGTGGATGTGATTGGAACCCCTGATTCCACCGGTAGAACTGGCCACCCAGGGCGATACAGAACTTGCACGACGGAGGATTCAGCATCCGAACCCAGCCCTGCACCTTCGGACGCACCGTAATCCCGGCACCGACCGCTTGCCGGTCGGCGTCGCGCACCGCATCCATCACGACCGACTGCAACCACCCCCGGGCAGCAGTAAGCGCAAGGGCAGGACTGAGGCCTTCCGCCACCGCCTGTTTTGCCTTGACCACTGAACCCGAAAGCAGCGAATCGAGAGAGCCGCCATCCGTGGAACCACCCGCGAACCTGGTGGGGTTCACGCGGGCCACGGCAGGAGCATCGACACCCGTTTCCCCGAGCACCGCGTCAACGTAGGCAATGCCAGAAACCGCAGCCGCGTACTGTCCAGCCGAAGTCGAATCAAACACGCTGGGAGCGATTCGCGCCCAGGATTCGTCGAAGTCGACCGTCATCCGGTTCCACAGCGCATCAACCTCCTGCGCTGTGGACACCGTGATGAGTTGCTGCTGGCGGTAGTGACTAACCGCCGACCGTGGGAGCGTCATCTGTGATCTCCGTCTGGTCGTTCACTGGGGCCGCCGGGGTCACATCCTCGAAGGCGCGGGCTGCGGCTTGTAGCCGATTCGCGAACGCCTCATCCTCAGCCATATCCATCCAGCGGTCGACCTTGCTTGATGTCGCGCCGGGGATCATCTCGAACGCACCCCGACGCGGGAAGCCCGTCGAAATCAGCTTCACAATCGCATCGACGATCTGAGCGAACGAACGCGCCTCCGCATCCGCCCACACCGTCTCCGCAGACGGCGCGAACTCTTCCGTCTCGCCCATCGCATACCAGGCGAGCTCCGCAAGCGCCTCGTTACCCTCTCCCGCGGCGAGCTGGAGCTCCTTCACCAAGGATGCGAGAGTGGATTCCGCGCCGGCCAGCGCATCCCCTGACAGGTTTGCCATCTGAGACAGCAGATACTGCGGGGGGATCTGCGCCGTCGAGAAGAACTGCACCAGGAACGATGACAGCACCTCGATGTAGTTCTTCAGGTTCGACTCAGCGAGGTCGAAGACCTTCGTGTCACCACCAGGGAACGCAAGAAGACGATCCACGCCGACGCGACCAGGAGTGTTCAGCAGCGGGATAGCCCGCCCCTGCGCGTCAACCTTCGGAGTGCCGTCCTCGTTCTTCTGGTAGAGGAAGTTCCCGTCCTTGTCCGTCGCGCGTGGGTCAAACCCGGTCACGATGCGCTGACGGAACGCCGAAAACTGCATCGCCAGCAGAGTGTTGAAGCGAATAGTGTTGATCGCATCCTGCTGCGGGATCAGCGCATCCATCGCCGACCACGGCCGACCGAGCGAATCCACCTGGAAGTCGTATAGGGCGAACGGCACCCGACGCATCGGATGCGTGCCGTCCTTGACCATCTCCCAGCCAGCCGAGGCCGCAAACCCGCCGCGCTCGAACCGCATCATCGACGTCTTGTCGTACACGATGCCGATGGTCTTCGTCGCAGTCATCGAATCCGGCAACCACATCACCTGAGTGAGGGGCGACGACTCCTGGACGCTGTAAATCTTCACCGCCCACAGAGGCGTGAAAGGGTCGTCCGGGTCCATCTCGATATGCACAAGCTCAAGCGACTCGGGACGGATGATCGGCTTCGAACGGTCATCCAGGTTCGGCCAGCACGACACAATCCCGCGACCATGCTTCAGCATCGACGAGTACGCCAGATCCTGCCGCTGATCCATCTTGTTCGCCTGCCACGCGCCCCACACCTTCGCGTCCGCATCATCGCCCAAGCCGGTACGAATACCGTCCGCTCGGAGGCGCTGAACCGGTGCAGTCATCGCGATACCGATGTAGTTCGCGGGGGCCTGCTTGCGAAGGTCGTCATACTCCTGGTTGATGCCCTCAGGCGCATACGGAAGGTCATGCTCACCGCGCGCATACCGTTCGCGCTTCGCAATCACCTTTGCGTTCGCCTTCAGCGCCCGCTCGCCCCGCAGGAGCCGATCCAGTCCGACGTTCACGTCCATGTAGTCGCTCCAGTCATGTGAATCCGTAGAAGGTGGTTGAAATCTCAGGCTGTTTTCGCTTGCCCAGGTCGCCAGCCGCTATCGCATCGCTGACCGCTTCATGAGCGAGCACCGATGACATCGCCAGGTCGATCTTCTGAGTGGTGCCGTTCGCCTTGCCGAGGATGTACGTCTGCCGGCGCAACCCGTTCGGGTCAGTAGCGACCCCGCGCGCACGTTCCACAGCGTTCCGGATGTGCTGCTCAGTGAAAGAGCAATCGTCGTGCGTGAACCCCGAATCCGGGTTCGTTACGTCGACCTTGAAAGACTCAAGCGCCGCATGCATCGGGTTCAACCGGTACGTCGGCCACTCAAACACAACCTTGTCGCCGTACTTACCCTGCAAGTGAGCAATCTCGGACCCCCACAGAGGCGGATCAAGATAGGCGCGCACAACGTCGTAGTTCGCGAAGATGTCGTCCCACGCCGCCATCACCTCAGAGCGCGGAATCTGATGACCAGGCCAAATCGCCGGGTTCCAAATCGTCCGCCTCTCATCGTTGTGATAGACGGGAGTGAACTGGTGACGATCAAGCGTTTCAAGCCTGATGCCCGTCCAGTCATCCTTATCGGAACCATCGAAACCCGCACACACAGGAACAGACTTCGGCCGGTCACGGACCACAAGCTTCGACCGCCACGCGCCATCCGGCATCCACTGACCAGAACCCATAGATGGCCTGTTGCCGTAGAACCGCGCCGCCTGATTCGGATCCTTCTGAACCAGCTTCGCCGCATCAATCTCGATACGCTCAAGGTCAACCCACCCGGAAACGCGAATGCCCTTACGGTTCACCTTCAACGCCGAGTCGCCATAGACAATCTCATGGATCTTGTGACGATCACGCTTATTCGTATACGACAGAGTTTCCGGAGCCTGCACGTGATCGACGTAATCCGTCGCCTCACCAGCCTCCGCAATCTGCTGCGCAACGCTGTTCTCAGCAAGATCCCACGCGTTCGTCGTGAGCATCGCACGCCCACCAGTTCCCGACAAGCCCCGATACTGCGTATCAGCCAGGTAACGCATGTTGGGTGAAACCCACGTACCCACCTCATCCTGAGGAGCAAACGTAATTCGCGCACCAAGGCGAGAAAGAGCCTTCGAAGTGACCGGCTCCACCCAACCCTGACCAGGAAGATTGATACGCGTCTCACCCGTGTCAGGGATGATGTCCGCAAGCGGACCCATCTGAATCATCGGCAACAACACCTTCCAGATGTTGTCCGTCTGATCTTCGCTGTAAGCAGTCACCTGAATGATCGGAGTTGGCCACGCTCGAGCAACCGGCTCGCCGTTCGCATCCCACCCCGCAAAAAGAACGTCACCAACCGCCTCAGCGCAAATCATCGCCGACGTGATCGGAGCCTTACCCCACTTCTGGGGCTTCACCAGCAACGAGCGAGTATGCGCCCATGCCGTCTGCCACCGAGCCTCAGTCGCATTCGGCTTCAACCGGTAATGATGCACCAAAAACCGAAGCTGCTCATCCGACAAGATGAACGCCTCACCAGCATCCTCACGGTCAGGCACCACGCAGTTCTCTTCAATCCACTCAGCAACAGCCCAACCAAGCGAAGGAAACTCACCCTCATACTCAGGACCACGCCAAGGCATTAGCCAACAATCTTCAGCTCAGCCCGCTTCGACGCCGTACGAGAAACAGCCGGCGCACTCGAACGCTTCTCAGCCACCTCATCCGACGTCGCCACCTCCCAAAGCAGAGAACGCATCGCCTTCGGATTCAAACCGAGAACCGTTTCCTGATTCCGCTTCTCCGCGAGCAGAGAAGCAGAAGGAGCATCCTCGCCATACAGCCGAGAACGAAGAATCGCGTAGTCAGCCAGAACCATGTGCATGTGATCCCGCTCCCAAGCCGAAGCCTGAGGCAAACGCCACAAACTCGCCCACACAGACGGCTCATCAACCTCAACGATCGGCCAATCCGGGACATCACCAACACGGCCACCAGCAGGAAGCATCGTCTTCCCGACCGCAGCATTACGGCGCCGACGAGAAGACGGATCTTTAGGTGCAGGACCAGGCATAACAGCCCACCTTCCGAAGCCTTACGCTTCATCAGCAGAGGGGCGCGAGCATTGCGCTCACAGCCCCCAGAAACCAACCCTCAAACCCGTACACAGCTTTTTTGCCATCCCGGGCGACCGAGGGGAGTTCACGCTTGAGGGGTCCTCCCCCACCCTTTTGGGCTGGCTTTGGGTCAGCCGGGTGCGTGCCAGCCTCCTGGTGAGGTGTGTGCGGTGTGTGTGTTGTGGTGTGTGGCACAGAGTCCGCGGCCGTACGTGGGGTCGTTGGGGTTGAGTCCGATGGCTACGAGTTCGCGGCGTGTGTGTGGGTGGTGGTCGGCTACGGTGGACCGAGCGTGGCACCCGTCGATGGTGCAGGTGGGGTCGCGTTGGAGTACGGCCCGTCTGAATGCTTGGTGTGCGCTGGTTCCGTAGACCTTGTTGTCTACTCGTTTGGCGCGTGCTGTGGCGGCGTGGGATGGGCAGCGTCCGCCGCGTCCGGTGAACGCTGTTGGACAGCCGGGTACGTTGCATATCTTCATGCACACCTCCGCCGTTGGTGTGTGGGTGTGGAGTTCAGTTAGTCGGCTGGTGTGATATCCCAGAGGAGAGCGCTTGCTCGACGCCGTTCGTTTGGGTGTTCCCTGAACCATCGTGCTTGCGCTTCGAGTAGTGCTTCCGCGGCGAAGTCAACATGGGGAAGTGGCTTCACCGTGTATTTCCGGGTGGTTACTTCCTCGAGCGGCAGTCCGTGTGGTTCGCCTGTGCGTACTTTCATGGTCATCTCCTGTGATTGTGGTTGGAGATAGTGTGCGCCTTGTGCGCTACACCTCACCCGGTTCTGTCCGGGGAGCTGGGGTGTGGAGTTCTATCCGATGCGTGTTCGGTAGTTGTGTTGAATGTGTCGGCCGTATGCGTGGAGGGCGAGGGCGGTGGTGGTGGCTAGTGCGGTCCAGTAGAGGGCGTGTCGCATTAGTCGTCGCCGGGGATGTAGTTGACTCGTCCGCGTGAGGGTGAGTAGTAGCGGTCTTCGGCGCCGCAGTCGCATCGTTCGGCGGCTGCTTCGGATGTCCAGCCGGTTCCGCAGTCTTCGCACACGAACGTGTCAGTCATTGGATACTGCCGCCGCGATCTGTCGCACCAGCTCGCGAAACATGTTGGAATCGTCAACATCGTTCAGGTCGAGACTTATGATGTCTTCCAGGCGAGGCTCGAGCACTTCCCAGATTGCGTATTCTGTTGGTGTCATCACGTCGGCCACTTGTTCGATTCCGTTCTTCCATGTGCGGTACTTAGGCCCGGTGTATTCTGCGGGCAGGTTGCGTTCTGCGTACGCTTCTAGGCGTTTCGGTAGGCGCAGTGGGAGTTTGTTGTTGAACGTCCCTGTGATTACTGTTTTCCATGTCATCTTCAGGGTGATGGCGATGAGCAGTGTGATGGTGGCGCCGAGTGCGAGGTGCTTACTCACGGGTGCCACGAGTGTTTCACTCCGCATGCGCATGTCGTGATGCGTTCTTTCGAAACGTGCACGTCACGTCCACAACGAACGCAACTGACCTTTACCTTATGCTCGCGTGTCTGCCATCCCAGCGTGAAGAGGGCGATGCCAACGATCGCCGCGCACACGTACCGCACGATTCCGTCCTGTTGTATTCCGGTGAGCGTGTTGATGATTGCGATTGTTGCCCAGAAGATCGCGCGGTTAGTCTTCATCGTCCTCGACCTCGCCCTGTTCGCGGGATTTCAACCATTGGTGGAGTGTGAAGATCCCGAGTGCGAAGGTTCCGAGTGCGCCGGCTGTGATCCATCCGAGGATTGTGCTGAGCGTGTCAGTCATCGTCGTCTTCTTCCGCGGCGTCTTCGTCCCAGGAGTCTTGGAGGATTCGGCCTCCGACTTTGATTAGCCCGTCGTCAATGTGGAATGGTTGCGAGTCGGGTGACACCATCCGGTAGTTGGTGGTGTTGGGTCTGTCGATTGCTGCGGATGATGTGATGACGATCCATCCGGATGTGTAGTGTCCGGGGAATGCGTCTGCGATGTGTGCGCTGATTGCTGCGTCGAGGTTGGCGCGTGTTTCGTCGCTCATTTGTCTTCTCCGACGTGGCTTTCGCTGGTGAGGCACCAGTCGCCTTCGCCTTCCATGTGGATGATTGCGAGGTCGTGGATGAGTTCACGGTCGGTCTCCATTGACCTAGCCCCTTTCAGGCTGGTGTGAGTTCTACGATGAGTGCGCCAAGGTCGGTCAGCGTCGCCCAATGTTGCTTAGTGTGTGAACCGCAATAGCAGAGGACGCCACCAGAAGGCAGAGCAATGACAAAGCGGGCACGCACTGCGATACCACAGTGGTCGCAGGTTGCACGCGAGTAGTCTTCTTCATCTGTTACTCGTTCGCGGCGTGCAGAATCGGCGCTGATGTACGCCTCGAATGTGTCTGTGGGTGTTGCGAACTGCTTGATCTCATCCACATCGGCCCCTGTCTATCCGGTTTTGTGGATAGCGGGCGCGTATCCGGGAAAGGTAATACGAGTGTGTGTTTTAAGTGCTCTTGATGAGAGTGTGTTTAAAGCCACAGGGTTTGTTACGCGCACCGAACATGTGTGTGATGTTCGGTGCGCGTAACTTGGTTGTCCCCACCTTGCCTCGACGCCTGTTTGCCTAACATGTGGCTCTCTGCCTTATGGCTGTTCGCGTGGGAGGTGGGAGGTGTTAGTAACCGCAGGCGTACTCTCACTTACGGGTCGTAGATGAGAGTGTGCTGGCGGTAGGTGTGGTTACAGGACGGTGAGGGACTGCAAATCGAATCCGTCTTCGGTGATGTCGAACACGAGCAGCCCGGCGTCAGAGTCACCGGGGCCAATGTTGCGGAACCATGACGAACCGTTGTCGGTCGTACACGCCTGCAACCACCACTTCTGTCGCCCCGTGTTCGGGTTACGACCGGAAGGGATGACGGTCAGGTGGTGGTAGTGGCCGCTGAGCATGATGTCTGCGCGCGCCATGGGCATGCCGCCGTGCTGTTGCTTCTGCCACCATGTGACGGCTTGTCCGGGTGAGAACTGGTTCCCGTGGACCATGCCCAGGACGGTGCCGAGAACATCGAGTGTCACGGATTCGTCGTACATGTCACTGAACGTCCACGTCGCGTCGATCCCGGCCGCTTCAGCAACCTTGCGAACCTGTTTGTGGACGAACATGCCCAGGTCGTCGCCGGGCCGTCCAAGGTTCTGTTTCCCGTTGCGCCAGGCTGTGTGGTTCGACGGGGCAGACATGACGTCGACGTGTCCGTGGCGGTGCATGACCTCGAGGAACTTGTACAGCTCGGTGCCGGCTAGGTCCATCTGCTGCGCCAACGACAGGTCGTTGGTGAACATGGGGTTGCCGCCGGATTCGAAACCTTCGAACAGGTCCCCCACTTCGGCTAGAACCGTTGATTGTGGTTTCCGCTGCTTGAGGTGTGCGGCGAGACGGTCACGCATCCCTGCGAGCCGGTCGATAAGTTCGGGTGTGCCACCGCGGTGGTCTACCTTGCCCGCTTGCACGTCGGAGAGGGCTACAACTGTGACACGGTTTGCCGCCGCCGTCTTGACCTGTGCACGCGGCTTACGACGCGCCTCCGCATACAACGCCGGAAGTTCAACGCCATCTTCCGCGGCGGTGATGGGTTCGAACGTGAACAGGAAGCTGTAGGTGTCTTCTTTGTCGTGGTGGGTTTTGGTCCACTGTGACACTTTGCCGACGATGCGGAAGTTCTCGGGGTCCAGGCCGGCAAGTCTGAGCAGTTCGGAGTAGTCGGTGACCATCTGTCGCACGGGGCCGGTTGCTGCTGTGCCGCCGTTCTCGTCGAACTCTGCGTGCTTCTGGTACTTGGCGGGCGGGGTGACGTTCTTGATGTCACCTTCAGCGAGGCGGTCGGCGATGCTCATTTCGTGTATCCCATTCGTCTGCGCCAGGTTCCGAATGTGGTGTCGGCGACTTCGGGCATGCCTTCTTCGATGAGGGCTGCGAGGAGGTCGACGTGACGCCATGCACTGTCTGTTACCGCGTTTGAGACTGCGTGTTTGTCTTCGGTTGCGAGGTCTTCGTACCAGCGGTCGAGGATGGTCTGGTTGGTCTTGGGTGCGGGCGGTGCCGCAAGACGTTGAACGAGCGACACTGGGGTCACCTTTCATAGCCGGTTTGGGCATAAGCCGTGAACATGCTCTTTGAAGTTATGAAGACTGGGTGGCGGGGCGTTTAGTGTCGTCACTCGGCGCTACCCGAGGAGCCTGCCCGCCGTCAGGGTGATGAGTCTTTTCCGGATGCCCTGCGCTCGGCTATCTCATCACTGCAACAGTGCCGCCCCTGGGATTTGAACCCAGACTGGCTCGACTTTTGAGGTCGAGGACTCTCCCAAGTTGGTCTAGAGCGGCGTGTGGGGTAGGAGCGACCGTCCGGAAGTCCTACCCCGTTACAGCAGTTAGGGTGCTCGCCGCGGCTTTACCCGGACACGAGCGTTTGATGCGACGGGGTGCGCGCTTCGGTCGTACGCGGGCATCGTTTGTGATAATGCCCGCGCGTGGACCGGTGGGGGCTGTCGCATTTTTGTGGCACGCGTGGGGTTGCGTGCAGTTCGCCGGCGTCGACCCGGCTTATCCTCGACCGACCGACCGCCACGTGTCACTGTGAGCAGGCCGGGAGGATGATTGGTGGTGTGCAGGATTGTTCTCACCGGGCATGGTGGGAAGGATGCTGCACACGGGAAACAGAAAACCCCGCCAGTCACGGATGACGACGGGGAGCAATGGCCTGGGAGTTTAGACACTCCTTCTAGGCGCTATCAGGATAGCAGACTTTAACCTATTTCCGCTACTACTTCCATGAGCGTGTCGAAATCAATCTCAACACCGATAGCACGTCCGAGATCGACGAGACCTTCGCGACCAATCCAGACGGCGGCACATTCACGGTTTCGGCATTCGGCGGTGATCTGGTGTCCCACTCGGACGGTGATGAGTAGGTTGTCTGATGTTTCGCCTTCCTGGTTGGTGATTTTCGATTCACCGCACTTCGGGCATTCGGATGCTCTGAGCGGAACCTGTTTGGGTGGTTCGATGAGATCCCAGATTTTCGCCGCCCACGTGTCGGGGTATGAGGCGAGGTGTTCGTAGGTGTCGTCGTCCATTGCGCCCGTGTCGTGGAGGCTGGTGAGTTTGTCCCAGTAGCCGCGCAGATCCAGTTTCAGTTCGCCTGCAACTTTCACACCCCATTCCTGCAACCATGCACGCGTCACGTCCTGAATGTGAATGGTCAGGTCGAGTGCGATCGCGTCGACCAGGTTGCGTGTTGCTGGTGATCCTCCTCCACCGTGCGAGTTGTTCGACGGGGTGACCAGTGCGGCCAACCAGTCGACGAGTGGTGGGAAGTGTTGGTTTCTCACACCGTCACCAACGCTTACCGTCATCACCCACGGGTCAATGAGTCGTGCGAGACCATCAGACATTCGAATTCTCCTCCGCCGCGGACGGCATCTTGTAGCTCCACCATTCGGCGGTTCCTGGCATCGACGATCCGAGGTAGACCCGGTATCGGCGCATCATCACGAGCCACTTCCATCCCACGGGCGTCCACACCGGATGCCACGCGAACCAGTCATGTTCCGGGCCGTAATTCCAGATCGCCATCACGTGTCCTTCCTGTGGCAGTTGCACGCACAAAAACCCGAACGCGCCATGACAATCCGGTCAGAAGGGGGCATCGGCGTTCCATGCGTCGGTCTGTGTGGGTGCCGGCGCCGACTGTGCAGGCTGAGACGTGGACTGCTGTGACTTGATGACTGAGGCCGCGTCAACCCACACGATGAGGTCGTAGAACTTCTTGCCCTCGTGTTCACGTTCGACGGTCTCTTCACGTCCGAAGAAAGCAATCCGGTCGCGTTCCTGGAACTGTGACCAGTCGACGTTGCGGCCCCGGAGTGTGCGGAACGTGCGCCCGGTTGTGTCGTAGCCGCCCGACTCGTTCTTCCGCGAGTGGGGTTCCGAGGTCTTGACACCCCATGCGCCGTCGTTGCCCGTGAGTACCTTGTCGACGAACGCGGACTTCACCTGTACATCAGCCATCAGTTGTTCTCCTTCATGATTCGGGGTGAGGTTTTACGTCGACGCTTCCGGGCCAGCATTCGAACTCGGATTGTGCTTGCGGCGGCGACAGTCAGTGCGAGCAGGAATAGTGCGATTGACACACCGACGCCTGCGAGGATGAGCCAACCGATGACATCCCAGGGGTTCACGTGTTTCTCCTTGCTTCGATTGCTTCGTCTATCAGGTCCGGGCGATATCCATGCCAATGGTTCACACCTGTCATGACGACGGGGGCGGACTGGTGACCCATCGCTTTCAACAGGTCGGTATGGTCGGCTGCTGCTAGTTCCTTGACGGTCACTCCAGCGGCATCAAACCGTCGCAGTGTGGCCTTGCAGGGTTGGCAGTTGGGTCGCGTGTACACCACCACCTCAGTCATGCGGCACCTCCACCAGTTGTCGGATGATGCGCTTCTCGATGACCCCCGCTTGCATGGTTGGTTCGATCGGTCGCAGTCCCTGATGTCCCTGGATGATCTCGAGCTGGGTCACGATTGCGAGCCAGTCCTCACGGGGTAGCGAGATGGCTACTTCCTCGACCTCGTACATGAGGTCGTCTACTGTGCGGTTCATGCGGCCTCCGTCGATCGTGTTGCGGGTCGTGCGAACTCGTGCTCCCACTCAGACCTGACAAACCGGACAGGCTTCAAACCGATAGAGCCGCGTGCGATACGCACAGCAGCAGTCGTCTCACCCAACCTGTGTGCGATCACCGGGTCAGGGATACCAGCGTTGACGAGTTCAGCAACACGGTCGCGGAACACGACCGGTTTCGCTTTCCCAAGTCCACGGCCAGCACGAATCATCCCCACCAACAGGTCAGCAACCTTCACGCCCTGACGTTCAGCACGGTTCGCAAGCAACCAGAAATCCTTGTCGTCGATGTCAAGAGTCACCTTCATGGCCCGCCCCTTCCTGTATCGGTACCCACACGCTTGCCTTGCGACGGCGATGGTACGACGGGCGATACTGAGGATTGAGTGCCGCCATGCGCCGGGCGTCTTCAAGCGTCCGGTGGGGCGTCGTCGGAACGATAGCGTTCGCAACACTGTTGTGCTCAGGGGCAGGCAGGTACTCCGCGTTGGGATGCAACCGCACGCCGTACTCCCATTCCGGTTCCTCGGCTACGACACCAGCAGAGATCAAAGCGTCAGCCACTTCGAGCGCCGCGGTGATCCCGATCGTCATGGAGTAGTAGCCTTCACCAACTACGATTCCTGCGATCTCGTCAGCGATACGCATGCGCAATGCCTCGTTCATGCTGTCTTCTTCCAGAGTTGTAGTTCCTCGGGCGTCAACACGTCGACGCACGACTGGCACAGGATTGAGGTGGGGCGTGCTTCACGTTTGAAACCACAACGCACACACGCCGTGATCGGACCAGTCATTCGGATCTCCTTGCAGGGCACGGGTAACGCACGCACGACCCATCAACCGCCCACTTGTGTCCACCCGCACACGGATCCTTGGTCTCGGTCATCAGCGCATCCCACTGCGCATTGATCGTTGCCGTGGAAGCTGCGGGCGGTTCGTCGTTCCACCGTTCACCGTTCAACCATGCGACCAGTGATGGAACGTACTGGCGGTCGGTGGTGTCTCTGTACGCGGTACCGAATCGTTTGATGTGTGCGGTGAGTTCGTCAACGGGCATCGTCTTCACGATGAGCCGGAACTTGGCAAGCGACTTCTTCTTCTCGACCTTCTTCGGCCATGACTGCCAAGCGCTCTCAAACGCATCATCGATGCGTGAAGAGTTCTTATCTATAGATGGTCGGGTCGGGTCGGGTCGGGTCGGGTCGGGTAGTCCGGACACCCGTGTTTGTCCCACGTCCCCGCGCGAATCTGTCCCACTGGGACTCTGCCCCGCGTTTCCGGCCTTCTTCGCCCTGAAGGCTTCCTTACGCAGGCGTTCACGTTCACGATGAGCCAACACGTCGATGCGTTTTGGCTGATAGTCGGACCAGTCGTGAAACACGAAACCGTCGCCCTCGATGCGCCACAAACCCGCATCAACGAGGATGTCCCCATGGGACACTTCCGCGCCAAACTCCTCGATCATGTACGACGGGATAACGCCATCCGTGAGGTGCTTAGCCGCCCACGTTCCAGCGATCGTCCACAGCCCGATCGCTGCGAGCCGGTCGCGCCTCGGGATGGACAGAACCTTCGGTGACGACGCGAAACCGTCATCAACTTTGAACCAAGCGATCGCCATCACCTTCTCTCGCGTTTGGGCAGTTCGGGTTGCCTACCGTGTACGGGTTGCGACACTTGCCACACACATGGGGCCGGTGCTCATGCGGTTGCGTGACCGAGACACTCCCCGGTGCAAGATTCATGCTCATGCCGTGTTCCTTTTCTTCCTCAACCGGGTTCGTGCGACCTGTGACAGCCCGCCCCACACCCCGTCGCGCTGATCGGTCCGCAACGCATACTCGAGACACTGTGCGGCCACATCGCACCCGTTACACGTTTCCGGGGTCAGGTTCTGTTCCGTGTAGATGCGGATCGTCATGCGGTCACTCCTTGTTCGAGGAGGATGGCGAACGTTTCGGCGGTCATGGTGACGTACTGCTGGGATGGGTTGGTGGTGCCGCGTTTCTTATGCATGACGACTCCGATGAGTGCGTCGTCGTTGCCGCGTTCAATTTCGGCTTCCCGGATCCAGGCTGGGAGGTTGTCGCGGCTGGTGTTCTTGCACTCGATGACAACCCGGCTGCCGGCGAAACGAACCCCGCCAATGTCTCCGCGGTCCTGACTTCCTGTTTTGACGCGGCGGTCGATGCGGTCGTCGTTGAGGCGGGTTGCGAGCCAGTCGGCTTGTGCGCGTTCGAACGAGCTGCCGGCCTTTCTCGCCGATGCGCGGTTACGTGTCATCGGTTCGATCCTTACCGTTGAGGATTGCCATGAGTTCGGGGTCGTTGCGGTGGCCGCGGACATAGGCCTGTGCGTCGAGAACGCGCCTTTGCAGTTCGGTCATGACTGCGGTTTGCCAGGCGAGCATCCCGCGCAGGTCGTCGTCATCGGGTTTGAATCTGCCGCTCAAGGGTTCTCCTGGGGTGCAGTGAGGGCGCGCATCCGTGATGGTTGCGCGCCCTCAAGTGGTTGATGGTGTGTCAGTCGGCGAATTGTGCCCGACGCTCAGATATGGCTTCGGAGACATGTTTGTGGATGCCGAGTGTGTGTGCGTGTTTTTCGATGCCGTCGAGTGTGGCCGTGTCGGTAGCATTCGTGATCGCGGTGAGTGCTTTGGTGATCGTCGCCGGGTCAACAGGCGGGGTATCAGGAAGCGGCTCAACCTTGTATGGCACGCGCTTACCTCGAGTCGCGGTGACCGGGATCGTCTGCGCCTTGTCGATGTGACTGGCGTGCGAGATGCGTATCCCGCCAACGACACTCGGACCAAATCGGATCGTCGGGTCGTTGAAAAGCGTGACTCGATGCCCAACCCATGTCGCTGCATCGTCGGACCAAAGCGCGACGAGCACCCGGAGCATGGTCAGTGGTGGCCGCCAGACGCGACCTTCGCCTTCGACGAGCTCGATGTCGTACTTCTGCTCAGCCTTTCCTGTGACGACGTTGGCGATGGTGAACGTGCGCGGTCCGCCAGCGAAATCGTCTGCATTCCACTGGTCTGAGCGTGGTTCTGCGGTGATCTTCACAGCTGCAACTCCATGTCTTCGATAGCCCACGGAGGCGGGCTGACTAGTTGTATGTCTTCGGGGTGCCCGGGCCAGATTCCGGAGGCTGAACACTCGGCGTAGATGCGTCGTGCGTCCTTTGCGAGTCGTTTGCCGATCTGCTCGTACTCGTAATCGAGCTGATGAACCGCGACCAGGTGCGGGCCTGTCTTCTCCACCGCAATGAACGCGAAGGCAATGAACTCGTCTTCTGAAGCCCGATACGTGTCCCGGTAAAACTCCTGCTGAAAGTGGTACCCATATTCGAAGACCTCGCGGGAGAACGTGTCGGCGTCGACCGGTCGTGCTGATGTCTTGAGGTCGATGCCGTATCCGCCTCCGAGTGCGTCGAAACGGCACCGCGTGGGGACGCCCTCGACATCTGCGAACACGGACACCTCGCGACCGGTTGCGGCTTCCAGGAGCGTCCGTGCGGTCGGGTGGGCGAGTACGGCTTCCGTCATGCGTTCGATGGGTCTGAGGTCGTCCGCCTTCATGGGGATACCACCCTCGACCCGAATCGACTCTGCCCACTCCTTGGCGGCTTTGGTCGACGCCGCCCCGTTCGATGCCAGCACGTCGTTCGGGTATGCGACCGCCTGAGAACCAACTCCGAGGACTCGAGCGTGCACGGCTTTCCCCAGGTCAAACGCGGGACTGTCGAATCGACGCCCTAGCTTGTACTGGTACTTGGCCGGCGAACCCTTGAACTCGGGGAGGAGGGTGCGCGCTCCGGTTGAGGAGAGCGCCGGGTGATTGTGGTAGTCAATGTCGCTCATGTCGTTGATGATCATGCGTTCTCGCCTAGGCCAATCCATGTGCGTCCGGCAGAGATCCGCTGGACTGTTGCTTTGGAGACGCCGAACCTGGCGCCGATTGCCCGGTTGGACTCGTGGGGGCCGCGCAGGATTGCGCGGATCTCCTCCACCTGACGAAGCGTCAGTTTTGCTCGGCCCTGTGACTCCCCACGTGGATACAGGTCGCGTTCTACCGCGTCCCTTGAGTTGTCCTTTGCCGTGCCCGTAAGCAGGTGGTTTGGGTTCACGCATGGCTTGTTATCGCACGTGTGCCGGATGAGTAGACCGTCGGGGATTGGCCCCTTGTACAACGTGTAGGAGACGCGGTGGGCAGGCACCGAGTGCCCGTTCACGCTGAACTTCCCGTACCCCGTGCTCGAGCGCCCCGCAATCCAGGGCCAGCACTCATCGGTTCCGCGCCGTCGCACGTACTGTTCGAATCGGGCTTTGTCCGTGAATGGTCTCGACGGTTCTACACCGGTCGTGTACCACTGGTTGTAGTGCGCGGCACACCATCCGAGTGTCCGAACGTTCCGATCGCAGCCATCGACCTTGCATTCGTCACCGCTCATACGAATTCCAATCCTTCGATGCCCAAATTGTTGTATCGGGCTTCGACGTGTGCTTCTCGGAGTGCGTCTTTCCAGTAGTGTTTGGGGAAGATTGCGAGTACGTATTCGCCGCGCATGACTTTCCAGCACCCGGATTCGGAGTGTCTGACTGATATGCGTGAACTCATGGCCACCAACCTCCGTTTTCCTCAAGCCGTAATGTGCGTACGATGGATTCCCAGTAGCGGACGTGGGATTGTGCGAGTGCGATTACTGATCCGATACCTGAGTGTTCGGCGCGGATGAGGTATGCGCGTTCTTGGGATAGCCGTGTTTCCGCCTCATCAAGCGTCATCACGTCTCCTCTTGCGGATAAACAACCTCAACACGTATGCCTCGCTCGTTGGCCTGTGCAAGGATTTGATCCACCAGAGCTTGAGTCTTTCCTGCACTGCGCGCCGAAACTATGACAGTTGGGGTGGAGGCTTTCTGATTAGGTTCGTTTTTCAGAAACTCTCTAACCGGGTTCGCGGCATCGGCAGGCAGCGCGAGTGCCCACCCGAAGGCGGTAGTGATCTCGATGGCCCCGTCTCCGCGGTCACGGACACCAACCCCAGCGCTCGATATGAATGCTGTTTTCAGACTTTCCTCGTAATAGTTCATGGTCGTCTCCTTGTGTTGGTTTGACGGCATGTGAAGCACACGATGCCGAAGCAGATAGCGAAGAACCCCACAAGCCAGATGGTTGCGGGGTTCGTGTTCGGGGTGCTCCAGATGGCCCCGAGTGTGACCAGGCCGGCTAAGAGTGCCGCATACCTGAGTGCGATCATGATGGTTCGTCTTCCAGGAATCGGACGCGACCACCGAGTGCTTTGCCCACCTCGTCCCACATGTCGCTGAGGCTGACCATCCAGACTTTGTGCATGGGGTATCCGGCAGCGAGCGACTGAAAAATCTTGTCATCCATCACGACTCCTTCGTCTTGAGCGGCTTGTTGAACAGGAAGCAAAGCGGCATGTGAAAGCGGGTCTCATGGTCGTCAGCGAGCGCGTGTCCGCAGATACCGCAGACCGCTGGGTACTCGGCGCCCATCACGACTCCTTCATTGCGTTGATGGCTGCTTCTGCACGCGTCAACCACCATGCGAGGTCTTCCGGGTGCGATGGCGGCCACTGCGAACCGAACATTGCTGCTGCTACCCGTTCGATACGCCGCGCCCCACTGACCGAATGCGTCTTACTCATGTCCACTCCTTGTGTTGCATTGCACGTTCGAAGGCGAGTGTTCCAACTAGGTGACCGGCATCACGAAGACGACGATCCATGCGCCGACGGTAGATACGACGCCAAATGTCGGCGCACATCAGAGGTCCCATCCGAACTCGGATCGCAGAGAAGCGATGCCGGTGAGGCGGTCGAACTCGTCGCGGTCGATCTCGCGCCAACCCCGCACCTCGCGGTGGTAGGTCGACAGATTCGACATCAGATCGCAGTGCTGATGATGATGCTCACGGCGTAGAGCCTCGGCGCCACACGTGCAGGTCAGTGCTCTCAGCCCGAGTTCCACGTACGCGAACACCGGACGGTCATCGAGACGAACGATTGCGCCGTCTGGCTCACCGTGCCGCGAGTGGGTGATGTGCTTGATCACGCCCCGTTCGCCCGTCACGTAGGTGATGACGCCCACGAACACGGGCAGTGCTTGCGGTCGGTCATACATGTCCGTGCTCCCTTGTCTTGTTGTCCTGTGAAAGAGAAGTGGGGGCCGGCGAGACCAATCGCCAGCCCCCAAGGTTCGGTAGGAGTACAACGAGGCGTCCAAACCCCGCACCAACTCAGAACCACCAAACCGAGTGCCCGTACGCCGATCCGTGAGCGCACGCACGGGCTGGGGATCACGCCTCGACGACTTTGCCGCCACGAAGCGTGTAATACACATCTGCCTTGACGTTGACGCCATCGACGATCACGGCATCAACCGCAACAATCGTCCACTCGTCATCACGCTCGGTCAGGAACAGGGCGGTTCCGACTTTCCCGCGCGCCTTGCCGCTGTGTCCGCTCGCGAGGGCGACCGATGAGTCCCCACTGGCAGTCGCAGCACCGGAGTACCCACTGGCAGTCGCAGCACCGGAGTACCCACTGGCAGTCGCAGCACCGGAGTACCCACTGGCAGTCGCAGCACCGGAGTACCCACTGGCAGTCGCAGCACCGGAGTCCCCACTGGCAGTCGCAGCACCGGAGTACCCACTGGCAGTCGCAGCACCGGAGTACCCACTGGCAGTCGCAGCACCGGAGCGCCCACTGGCAGTCGCAGCACCGGAGCGCCCGCTGGCAGTCGCAGCACCGGAGTCCCCACTGGCAGTCGCAGCACCGGAGTACCCACTGGCAGTCGCAGCACCGTTCGCAACATCAGTTCCGACCTGCGCGTTCTTCTTCTTCGAAGTAGCCCCAGCAACCTTCTTCGAGTTCGCGAAAACGAAATCGACCTGCGCTTTGATCAGGCCTGTAAGGTCCAACTTTGCGCCGATCTTGATCTTGCGGCCCGCGACCTTCGAATCTTCATGGACCTCGCTACCCGGCGCTACGTCCTCCAACTCAACACGGTGAAACACAGACGTCGTTGCTGGGTAGTACTGCAATACGTGGATCGGCTGAATCACAGCATGGAAACCAGTACCACAGAGGACAGCAGGTTCGTCCTGCTCGTACGTCTCGCCCTCCTTGTACTGGAAGCCCCTGCAAGTCAGGTCAGGTTCGAACCCTTTAATGGCGTGGATGATCTCGGTCACTTCTGGTTCCTTTCGATGATGGCCTGGAAGTCGGCCGGGACGATGACGTTGGGTGGACGGCGGGTAAATGCTGGCGCGACCTGTTCGGGTGTGTGACCGGCAATGCCGCAACCGATGCGAGTGACGTAGAAGGTGATGCTGCTGTGCGCTGACGCATAGGCGAGGAAGCGTCCGACCGCGGCGTGGAGATCTGCGAGGCCACTCGTGGTGGGGAGCGCGTACGACTGCCCGGTGTGGCCCTCCCCGACGCCCCAGATAGCTCCGAAGCGTTCGTGGGCGACACGTGCTGCACCGCCCCCGTGTAAGCCCTCAGCGTTCGACCCGAAGACGAACACTTCGCCCGGTTTGAGGTGTGTGATGTTCTCTGGTGTGTTCATGTGCGCGCCGGGGACTCGCTCCCCCGGTGTCTGCTACGTCGCGACCCCACTAACCCTGTGGACTGGTTCACGGCGACCAAACCCGTGCCATCCGCTTAACCCATCGCGGTCGGTTCCGCCCACATGCACGGCGGCGAACTGTCGAAAACTCCACACCCACCTGGTTGCGTTCCTGAGGGGCCACGGCTGCCTGCCATACGGTCCATTCGTCCTCGTGCACCACAAGTCACCGGTCCCCCACTTGCGCGGGTTCTCCCCAACCTGTAGCCCCCATCTGGGGGTGTCAGACCCCATTGGCGTGGGGCCTGCATATCTTCACCAGTCAGTGATGTTCAGTTGGCCCGGATCATGTTCTGCCTTGTGGGGATAGCCCGGGTTTCAGTTGTGATGTTGCAGCCGCACCGAGGCGCGACGAGTAGTCCTACCCCCAGCGACAGGGGTAGAGCCGGATCCTGTGACGGGGATCAGCCGGAGAAAGACGCCAAACGAGTCAGGACACGACGCGCATGTGCATCCTGTGCGGTCGAAGAGAACTGGAAAGCGAGGAGGATCGGCCCCAAAGAAAGGAAATTGGATGCGACTCTCGCGGTGTCTCGATTGGCCGCATGCTCGCGGAACTTGAGCAGGATCGGGTTGCTCGGGTTGGTTTGCGGGTGCAGGGTGGAAGCGAACTGGGTCATGATGCTCTCCTCGACCGTGACCGGGAGGGTTGAGCCCATGCATCCTGAGGCGGGGTAATCCGCGCCACCCCAGGGATACCTTCTCGACTACCACGCTCGAACCGGGTGCGTGCAGAGTCGTTCAGGTCATAGGGACTGATGTTGAGGAAGCTGGCGATATCTTCCAGTTCACCGGCCGTGTAGCCAGTGAGTCCGTGCCATCTGCTTGAAGCAGTCGGACGGCTCTTGCCGATCACTCTGGCCAGCTCGGTGATCGTGGAGCAGCCGGAGCCGGCGAGTTCGGCTCTGACCGCATCGGCCATGGACTTCTGATAGTCCGTGTCAGCAATTCCTGTCATGTCTTCGACCGTACATCAGTAATTACTGACCGTCAACAGTCTCTCGCAGATTGGTCAGTAATTGCGGTAATCTGGGGCCATGGGATCTAAGTCACACATGCAACCGCAGGGGTTCTCTGCCGACCTGAACGCGTACCTGAAGAAGGTGCTTGCGGACAACGGTAGGGAAGACCTGAGCGGGCGTTGGCTTGAGGAGATCACGGGGCAGGCGCGCCGCTACGACTACTGGTCGAAGATCGTGAAGAACACTCGCGCCATGACGACGAACGACATCGACGTTCTCGCGAAGGCTTTCGGGATCAGCCCATTCGAGTGGGTGGGCAACACGCGCCGCCTAGCGGACGGGAAGCTGGTACCCGTCCTGATTCATGATGTCGTACCCCACGAGGAAGATTACGACATCAGCGAAGACCCCGGAGATGCGTACCCGAACGCGGCAGAGACGCCACGCAACCCGGAGTAGGGCCCTTGGGAGGGGGAAGCAATGAGGGAACTCATGGCTCGGGCGGCAGCGTATGGACTCACGGTCCACGGCTCCGCTCTGAGCAACGGAAAGATAGGCAGGTACGTTCCACACCTCAACCGGATCTATTTTGATCTCAGGTTGAATCACGCTCAACGTAGAAGCGTGATCGCACACGAGCTTGGTCACGCGCACTACGGGCATGACTGTGATTCTCCAAGGAATGAGCGGCAGGCGGATGCGTTCGCTGCCGGTTTGCTGGTGGATCCACTCTGGTATGCGGAGCTTGAGAGCATCAACCCGGACGCAGAGTGGATCGCCGAGGAGATGCGCGTGTCAGCGTATGTGATCGTGGACTACCGCACGTACTGTCTGACACGCATGGGGCGGGCGACCTACGTCGCGCCCCGGATGGGTGCAGGCCAGTGGAGGCACCGCCAAGAAATCGCGTAGGCGCGTGTAGGCCGTGCCTACAGTCAGTAATTGCAGGCACGCCTACACCACTACAAAACACTGGGTTCTCACCCTGTCAGTATTTCCTGACACGTGGTAGACTCGGGGTACATAAAAATCCGCGTGATTCCGCGGCAAAACAGGTTTTGACTGGGTGTGTACGTAACAGTTTCGAGTCCCGTTACTCACCCCAGTAAGGAGTAGGGCTGGCGGGGGATAAAACCCCCGCCGCCTACATCCCCGCCTACATCGCTTCGGATCACGCCTCAATCGAGGAGCATCTAATGAGCGGGAAAC